TTGCTAAACTAGAGAATATAGAAAATAAATTAAAGTTAGGAAAGTTGATAAGATGAGCGAAGAATACAAAGATTTATTAGAGCGTTGCTTGTGGACATTTGTAGAAACATTTGCTTCAACACTTGTCATTACACCTGCACTAGGCGTTGATATAAGCACACTTGAAGTTGCTGCTTTATCTGGTGGTGCTGCTGTATTGTCAGTATTGAAAACATTTGCTAAGAAAAAAGTATCTACACCAACAAAAAAAGTTTCTAAGTAATTAGAAAAACAACAGGGCTAAAGGAGGTAGTATGCCTAATGTACCAGAGGAATGGGGTAATAACTTTTATAAGTCAGGGTGGCAACCAGGACTAGAAGTTAATGAACAAACAGGGTTAGGAGAAATAACTCATGTTGGAACAGACCCAGACTATAGAAACAAATTAGATTCTATATTATTAGAATGGGGATTTGACCCAGAACATTATGAGATAGAAGGTTCAGTTCGTGCATCTAGTTGGAATGTACAACTTAAAGGTGGTAGAACAGAAACCTTTTATGCGTTTAAAGGTATTGTCAGGAAGAAAAAACCAGGACAAGACAAGTACTTTAAAGAATTATTTAAACAAGCAAAGAAGAAACCACCAATAAAAAAGAAAACACTTGGAGGAGATACTGCCTTCTTGTTTTTCATGGCAGATTGGCAGTTAGGTAAAAAAGATTTTGGTGTAGAGAACACTATTAAAAGATATGACATTGCTTTACAAGATGCAGTCAATAGAATCAAAGACCTACGCAAGACTGGTGTAAAAATAGATGAAATCTATATGATAGGATTAGGCGACCTCACAGAAAACTGTAATCCAACAGGCTTCTATGACTCAATGGCTTTTAATGTAGAGCTCTCACTAATTGAGCAATATGCTTTAGCTAGGTCTATGATTATGAAAACCATAGAAACATTCTTACCTCATGCAGATAAACTAATTCTTGCAGGTGCACCTGGTAATCATGGAGAGATGTCTAGGTCCAGTAAAGGACAAGTGTCTACAAATAGACTAGATAACTCTGATACTATGCACTTACAGATATGTGAAGAGATTATGAAGGCTAATCCAGAGAGATATTCTAAAGTATCTGTTGAAGTTCCAGAAGGATTTCATCAAGTTATGGATATCAAAGGTATAACTTGTGGTTGGACACATGGACACATGACTTCAGGTGGTGGTAATCCAGAGAATAAGATTGAGAGTTGGTGGAAGGGTCAGATGTATGGCTTTCTTCCTGCAGGTGAGTGTCAAATTCTAATCACAGGACACTATCATCACTTTAGAAGTAAACAACAAGGTGATAGAACTTGGTTTCAATCTCCTAGTTTAGATAAGTCTATTGACTTTACTGCAAGAACTGGTATGTGGAGTCACCCAGGTGTTCTTACTTTTACTGTCAATGAAAAAGGTTGGGATAACTTAAAGATACTTTAAATTAGGAAGTTCTTTGTAAGGTTTTTTGTTACCTTTAAAATCTAATTCAGGATAATACTCTACTTTAATGTCTGGATTTTTCCAGATATCAAATAATTTATCTGCTGAATACCATAATGGTTTAGCATCTACGCTAGAAAAATACATAAGACCTACTTCTACTTCTTTGTATTGACTTCCCTTCCAATTCATCTCTTGTATTTTGTAATAATCAGATGCTTTTAGTTTCAATGTACCTTTTACTTCTACAAAAAATATCTTGCCATGCTTCACAAGTATGTAATCTGGAAGAAGAAGTATCTCTGTTGCGTACCAGAAAAGGTCTAGCTTATTTACTTTAGGGTCAGTACCTATTCTTAAATAGTCTTTGTATTCTTTTAATCCCTGTGATTCTAAGTAATTAAGCATACCTATATCTGCCATATCATCTCCACTATTTCTTGATTCGTAGCTGTCTAAGTATGTATTACTCATTCCTCTTCTCCAAACATTTCTATCCAACACTTAGGGTGTGTGCCTGTAATCATCTGTTCTCTTAAATCTTTATTCAAAGATGTTACTGCTTCTTGTATGTGCATACCTTGATGTAACCAAAACATTTCAGATGTGAATATCTCTACTGTTCCTGTTTTGTTACAATGGAAACACTCTTTAGTTTCAACAACATATTTGTCGCCATTCTCAAAGTCATATATTTTATCTAATACTTTATAAGGGTAGCTCATATTTATTTCTCCTCTTGTTCTATCTTTAACTTATTACAAGTATTGCATTTATTAGGTAATGTATCTGTTTCAATAATCCACCTACCACAATCAATACATCTATTAGAATGGGATTTCATCTTGATTACCTCCTTGGTCTGCTTGTTTGACAAGTGCATGACAAGTCATCCATTCCCACTTGTAAGGATTATCTTCATCCACTTGTTTGTATCTCTGTCCACAAAACATATTGCCTTCTGTATCTGTGTACATAATTCTATTTGCTTTACAGAATGCTCTTGCTTTGCAGGTTGTATCTGGTGGTGCAGGAACATCAAAGTTGTATTCAGGGTATCTCTCTTGCAGTTTCTTTTTTAATTTCTCAACATTAATTGAGATACCCTGGTCTTCTAAAGCCATTCTGGTGGACAATCTGTATCTCCCCATGCAGTCCAACCACAACCATTGTTGCTTTGATATGTGCTACAACTCCATGAAGGAATCTTTGCAAAGCGTTCATCACTAGCTTTTTTCTCTCTGTTGTCTTCTATCCAGTCAGTTTCTCCACATTCTGGACAAGCTCTAACAACTTTTTGTTCTATCTCTCCAAAGACTTCTTCTATAATATCTTTGTCTTTATTGTTTTCATCAGTAACTTTGTTATACATATCCTCTGCTCTAATCATAAAGACATCTATATTTTTTTGAGTCCACATCTCTACATCAGGACTAGCAACTCCATTATCTACCAACTCTCCATACGCATTACTCTTAATTGTTTTGCGTAGTGATTCGTTAGGTATCATAGCTGTAAGTAATGTATTGAGTTGATTAGCAACACCAGTAAATTTACCTTCCTTAATCATCTCTTGTGTGTCATCAGTTCTAGCTACTTCTTCCTCTGAAGGTGCAATCATCATATCTACGCTTTTGTTCATAGCATCTTGTTCTTCCTTAGTAGGTTTAGCTACTGGCTTTTTCTCTACCTGTACTTTAGGTGCAGATTTACTCATCTCTTCTCTGCTAGGTCTAGCTTTATCTGTTCCTTGATACATCCAGTTCGCAAGACTCCTACCTAGCGAACTTGTTTCGCAATTCTCCATCCAAGCATCAGCATTAGCAAATCCACCTTGTCCTTTAGTTTCTTGTGCTATACCTGTTGCTACTGGATGTGTGTCATTCATATCTTTATAGATTGCAGACTTAATTGTTACACACTCACCATTATCAGTTATGTGTACAACTTCTGTTTCAACTCTTCCATTTGGATAATCAGTCCAGAATTTTTTAAGTCGTTCTTCTACTGTTTCGTAATTTTCTAAGTTAAACTTAGCCATTATTCTTCCTCCTCTAATGATTCAATTATCTTATAGACACGCTGTCTAGTCATCTTTAAAGTGTCTGCAATCTGTATTGCACTTGCACCATTATCAAAAGATATTTTGACTAGGTTAGCTCTTTGTTTCATTAACATATTTAATGTGTTTTGTCTGTCATCAATTATACCCTGTAGGTCTGACAATCTTTTTATTAACTTCTGATTGTCTAATTGTTCTAAGTCTTTTCGTTCATACTCAACCCCATTGAGATACTTCTTGTCATTTATTATTTGATATACTGTCATTATTCCTCCAATACTCCAGTTACTCTTGCAAGTAACAACTCATCTTCTAATATTTCTTTTTTTAATTCATCAAATATATCCATTATTCCTCCTCTTGTTCGCTCTTAGCGTTTTTAATTTGCTCATCATAATCTTTAGCAAATATGTTAAGCAACGCATTTACTTTTTCTCCATTTATATTTGTTAGTACTGGAGTCTTCTCAACTCTCTGTCCTCCCAAATTGTTTGCTAACTGGATAGCCCATGACTTTAGTAATTTAGGCTCACTAAAGATGTTCTTATCCTCTGTGCTATTTGCACTCACTTTATCCTCCTTCTTGTCTTGCTTATTTATTAGGTTGTTTCTAGTTCAACTAACTTGACTATAAACATACCTCCTAAATCTTTGAGTTCTCTTACCTTACATAACGCATCATGTTTAGTTTCGTACTCCCATGTCATTGTTCCACCATAAACGCTGACACTTCTTACTTGATATATCATAGTTCTCCTATGTAATCTCCTATTTAATATTAGCCCTCTAATTCGCTTATGTAAATCTTTGTTGAATAATTTTAATGAGGTGTTAGGTAGTGTTCAACTAAGCCAAAGGGTAGCTTGTTCGTAGTTCTCTTACGACTCTATTCTACCTAACGATAATCCTCTATATTGAATCTCCATTAAAGTAGTCTGATACCTGGAATGTCTTTAAGCATATCTCACAATACACAACATCTTCATCTCTATCTCCATTGATATAAGCGTTAGGCATTTCAACTATATCGCTGAATGTATGACTGCAATTTCCAGGCATTAGTATTCTCCCTCCATTACTTCTGCGATTGCGAATACACTCATGTTTAAAGACTTGTGTATCATGTCTATCTTCTCTTGTGTATGTTCTATTGCTTTATCCTCTGATTCAGCAGTAACATAATTACTTCCTGATATAAGTACCTTATATTTTTTCATTCTTCCTCCTCAAATTTTTCTACACAATCTATGCAACATACAATTACTTGTTCCACTATTACAAAATCTTGTGGAGTTGTCTTGCATACTATACATAGACTATCTGTCATTATTGTTTATCCCAATCAACATCTCTTTTGTCAACAACTGCTATACCATTACCAATCTCTATGTCATCAAGTTGTTTTTTAACTTGCTCAACAACATCATCAATAATGTCTTGTTGAAACTCTTTTACCTTAGAGTTGAATTGTGTTTCATCACATACAACAGTTAGGTCAATAGGATTAGGTGTTTTAATAAATACTCTTATCCCATACTCTCTTACTGGTATGTCATGTCTTATTGTGTTAGCCATTATTCCTCCTCGCAATCTTCTATACCCCAACCCTCACGAAGTCCTGTGTATATTAGACAATCTTGATAAGCATTTACTCTTGTTTGTTGCATTATAATTTCTCGTTCTGTTCGTTCAGTTTGTTGTTCCTTTGGGATAGACCTTAATTTATTTAAACTATGTTGTGCAACTTCCAACATTTTACGAATTTCTCGTTCTGCTTTTGTCATTCTTCCTCCTTTAATAAATTAATTTAGTATCTACTTTTACTTTGCTAACTGTATGAGTTAAACAACATTCACATTCTTCACTAGCATTGTTTTCGTGTGAATCATAATGCGAATCACATAGTCCATTTAGATTGTGTGCTATGATACTATGTAAAACATCTCCCATACATATATTGTCGATACACCAATCACAATATAAATATTGCACATCACAATAATCATTTCTATTTACCAAGTAATAATTATCCTGGTTAATTGTGTTCCAACTTATTTGTATGTCTAAATAATCCATTATTCTTCCTCCTCAAATAAGTTTCTACTACCACAATCGTTGCAGGTTGTACTGTCATCAACACTATCTACTATCTCATCAGTATTAATGTTTTGTCTAACCTCCTCAACAATCTCATCACTTCCACAATCTTCACATCTATATACCATTATTCCTCCTTTGCTTTTAGTTGTTTTGTATATACTTCACTTCCACAAGTGTTACAAGTAAACTCGTTTTGATACTCTGCTTTGCTACTTGTTTTAATAGCTTTGCAATTCGTACACCACGATTCTTGAAACACTTCTTCTTCTTCTCTTGTATCTTCATGGTGAAACAAAACTACTGTGTAATTTTCATCATCATGTCTGCGTAGTATTTTATTATCTACATATTCCCAGTCTGTATGTCCAAACATCTGTTCGCATACATCATCAAGAACTTCGCTATCATAATTTATTTCTGGCATTATTCCTCCTCGCAATCGCAATCTATTGCTTTATAATATGGTGGTGTAGTTGTAATTTCTGTACAACAAATTTCACCTAACTCTATAAGTTCCCATTTACTAGCCATTATTCCTCCTCTGCTTTGCTAGTTGTCAAATTATCTTTTACCAACTGTACATTTCCCAATACAATCTGTATCGCAATCCTTTACTATTATATCTATCCCAATTTTCATCTTCAGCAGGACTTGTGCCAAAATTCTTTTGGTATTTAGCTACAGTCTGTCCATTTACTTTAGTGATAACATCAAAAACAACTTGTTTTGATACAGTAAAAGATATTGTTATATATCTTGTAATCTCATCATCATTATTGTTTTTATAATCTACTACTACTAATACACTTCTGTCTTTGACTTTAAGTGGTTTAATAGTATCTCTGATATTCTCGTATTGTTTCCAATATGTAACTTGTACATTGTGTCCATTACCACCAATATCAAATGTTGGACTGTCTGGCAATCTTAATTCTTCTTTAGGAGTTTCAATCCACTCTGGATTTTCTACTCCTATTTGCTCATTAAGAATCCACACAATATCATCTTTGATTCTATTAAATTGTTTTCTATCCATTATTCTTCTCCTTTGTTTTGTTTTTCTTTTAATATACCTAATAATAAATTGCTATCTATTGACTTGATGAATTCATTATAAGTAATAATATTCGCATTCCACCTGGCGATTAATAATAATAAATTATTTATCTCCCAGTTAAAATTGTTTCTTTCTTCTTCTGTCATTGTTCTCCTTTGTTTGTTTTGAGTCTAAGACTCCTGGAGGACTCCAGTTATAAAGTCCTCCTAGAGTATTAGGCATGTAACCAATTAATGTTAGTTCCTCCATTACTGCCACCTCTGACATCTACATTATCAATATCAGCTCTTTTATAGAATCCACCTAAGTCAAATTCTCCTATTGCACAAAATGAATATAGCTCTTTAACTTTTGCCTGGTGTTTTCTTGTAGTCATAGAATAAAATTCATTACATAGAATTACTTTAGTTTCATTTATAAAACTATTATTTTCTACATCTACCACATAAGCGATAGGAGTATTGTAAGAAACGATTAAATCGTATCTACTACCTTCAACTCTTCTAAGGTTGCCTGTACTGTTTAGGTTACGAATTGCCTGGACTTCATTAGCTTGTGGCTTAGTAGTCTTTGGCTCTTTGTATATAGTCTTCATGTTTCTCCTTATTTATTTGTTACCACCACATTACATTAGTTAGAATCTTAATCAAAATTTAGTTATAAAGTTTTTTATAAATTGACAACATTAAATTACAAATGTGGTATAGGAATCTTAGGCGAGTCTTAGGCGTAAGATACCACTATATATAGTATGTCTTAAATAGCTCTATATGGCTCTTATATGACAACTATGGTAGACAATACAAGAATGATTATAGTCCTCTTAGAATGGCTCTATCGCTCTGTTAGGACTATCTCTAATCTTCTAACATACAAATAATTTTATTAATCTGCTCTGCTGTCTGTCTTCT